CTCACATCTTCTCAAGTCGCAATAGCGAAAAAATTAGGTGTGCCACTAGAAGAGTATGCGAAACAACTTATAAACACGAAGGAGGTATAGGCATATGGAAAATAAAAAACCAACTCGTGCGAGTCAGACTAAAAGTGATTCTACAAAAGTACAATCACAAGCTAAATCGGTTGCGCCACAAGCAAGACCAAAAGTTTGGACTCCACCATCGTTTTTAGATACGCCCAACGCGCCAGACGGATTCAGACACAGATGGGTCAGGATAGAAGTCTTAGGATTTGTTGACACGAAAAACATACAAGGACGCTTAAGGTCCGGGTATGAGTTAGTAAGAGCCGACGAATATCCTCAAGAGGACTTTCCAGCAATCGCAGACGGCAAATACGCAGGGGTTATCGGACACGGCGGCCTAGTGCTGACTAGGGTACCGGAAGAGATCGCGCGGTCAAGACAAGAGTACTTTGAAAGACAAGCTCAAGATCAACAGACTGCAATTGATAACGATCTTATGAAGGAACAGCATAGGGGAATGCCTATCGATATTGATATGCAAACTCGTACAACCTTCGGTGGCAAGAAAAGTTAAAAATTTTTAACGAATCAAACCAGCGATTGACATTAAACCGTAACTGGAGGCCCGCAAGGGTAGGTTACATAAGGAGAAAACAATATGGCTAATGCGTCAACTACTGGGTTTGGTTTTAGACCCATTAAAAAGATAGCGCAAAACTATAACAACGCTGCTCTTTCAGAGTACAGTGTTGCAGCTTCTTCTGCTTTAATTTCGCACGCATGTTTAGTGCAATTAACAGCAAATGGAGTTGTGCTCGCTTCAGGAAACACAGATACAAATAATCTGGGTACATTGAATGGAGTGTTCTATACGGATGCGACTAGCAATAAACCAACGTTTAGCAACTTTTCACCGGCAAGTAATACTGCTACTGACATTGTTGCTTTTATTAATGACGATCCTATGCAAATGTATGAAATTATGTCTGCAGATACAGCTTTCAACCAAAATGAAGTTGGACACTGTGCGGATCAAGTGCTTGAGGCGGGTAGTTCACCGTTGTTTATATCGAAATCAAAAATTTCGGCTACAACAGCTACTACACAAGCACAATTGTTCATCATGGGTGTTTCTAGAGATCCAGATCACTCTGATACTAGCGCTGAGGGCTTTGCTCTTAGAGTTCAAATCAGAGAACATATCTTGGTTGGAAATGACACTCAGAGAGCAGGGGTATAAGGAGGAATAACTATGGCTATATCACGAAATCAACTAGTTAAAGAACTAGAGCCCGGTTTGAATGCCTTATTCGGACTGGAATATAAACAGTATGAAAATCAGTCAGCTGAAATTTATACTACTGAGTCATCTGACAGAGCTTTTGAAGAAGAAGTTATGTTGTCAGGTTTCGCTCAAGCACAAGTAAAACCAGAAGGTTCAGGTGTTACATACGATAACGCTCAAGAAACTTTCACAGCTAGATACACTAACGAAACAATTGCGTTAGCGTTTGCTATTACTGAGGAAGCTATTGAAGACAACTTGTATGACAGACTTGCTTCTAGATATACAAAAGCTTTAGCAAGATCTATGGCTCAAACTAAACAAGTAAAAGCAGTTAATCCGTTAAACAACGGTATGCCTAGTGGCTCTTTCACTTCTGGTGATGGTGTTACTTTGTTCAATACTGCTCACCCAACTATTGCTGGAACTTTCAGTAATACGTTAGCAACTGCTGCGGACTTAAACGAAACTTCATTAGAGCAATCAATGATTGACATTGCTGCTCTTACTGATGAAAGAGGTTTAAAGATCGCTGCTAAAGCTACAAAGATGATCATTCCATCTGCACTACAATTCACAGCTGAAAGACTTATGGCTTCTGCTGGTAGAGTTGGAACTGCTGACAATGATATTAACGCAATCAGATCTATGGGGATGATTCCTCAAGGTTATTCTGTTAATAATTTCTTAACAGACACAGATGCGTTCTTCATTATCACAGACGTGCCAAATGGTATGAAACATTTTGAAAGATCTCCATTGACTACTAAAATGGAAGGTGACTTCGATACTGGTAACGTAAGATACAAAGCTAGAGAAAGATACGTATTTGGTGTATCTGACCCTAGAGGTATTTTCGGTTCTCCAGGAGCATAATACTTTATTTTTTGTGGCGGGACACAGTCTCGCCACAATCATAAAATAGAAAGAAAAACCATGAAAAAATTCCTAGTAAACATATATGCTTACGATCATCACGGTAGATTTGAAGTAAAATCTAATGATGATGCTATTTCTCTTGAAAAAGCAATAGTTGACAAACTAGGAGAAAATAGTATAAATTGGGAATCATCGGGAATGTTTAGAGATATTCCTTATCGAATAACTTATGAAGAGGTTATAAATGATACAAGACCTATACAAAACAAAAAGGTCCTTGGAGTTGAAGTGGGAACAGGAGCATCTGTCTAATGGTAGATATACTCTTGAAATGGTCAGAATTGATGACAAAGTTAGAGAAGTCATCACAAAGATCAAGCTGGAAGAAGCAGCTATTGCCCACAGGCAGAATACTATTGAAGGTGCCGCTCCACAAGTTTCTGTAGCTACTTAATAAAAAAGCTACATCGTTGAATAAATTCAATTCACACTATAGGCTCTCTTGCACTCTACTTAAAACTGCTATATAACTTTCACACTAAGAATATTAAGACATAAATTGGTTATTCTTTTCTTAGGGAGAATAACTGGCGCGAGGAGGCGCTGATTATATGACAACACATTTTAAAAATGGAGTAACTAACGTAGTAGGAAAAGATGGAGGTTCTTCTGTATTTAGTGGAATCAAACAACCTCTTATTACAGGTGGATACGAACAAGAACAAGCGTATCAAAACGACTGGCAACTCTTCAATGATGAAGATTGGACAATCACATCAACAGGTGGATCTGACTTTCAACTAGCAGAATATGCTGGTGGATGGTTAAGACAAGGAGACAATGCTCCTGCTGCTGGTGAGATTCAAGGTATTGCAGGACCACAGGTTTGGCAATACAATGAAAACCAAAAATGGTGGTTTGAAACTAGCATTGCAATAACTGATGTAAGTGATTTAAACACTTGGGTAGGATTTGCTCAAAATGGTTATGCAGACTCAGATACTTTACCAACTGATGGTATCGGGTTTTCACACTTACAGGATACAACTACAATACAATTCATTTCTAGAAAAAATGGAGCAGGTGTATCTTTTGACATGTTAGACTCAGCAGGTGGATCTACTTTTACTATGCTAGATTCTACTATTGCTACACAATCAGCTACAGTACAAGCAATCCCAGCTAACTCAGTTAGATTAGGTTTTGCTTATCAACCAGCTGGAAGTGAAATAGGTGTAACTGCCAATCAATTTAAATTGTACCTAAACGGTAATCCGGTTGGAGTACAAGCGGCTACGACTGTGCCTGATGATATTGCATTAGAACTCAATATTATGGGTGCACACAAAGGTACAAACGCTAATCATTTAGTTGTTGACTACTTTAATACTTTTCAGTCTAGAGTGGCTGGAACAGGCGTAAGCGCATAATAATTAATTAGTGTGGGGCTTCGGCCCCACATATTAATTTTAAGGAGAAAAAATGGCATATAAAAACGATATACAAGCTACAAGATCTACTGCAGCAGCAGGCGCAACAGCTATTGTTGCACCACCAGTAAGATTAAGAGGTATAATTATTGCTTCTGATGGTGGGGGCGCAGGTGTTTTGGAACTTACAACAACATCGAATTCTGGAACAACTTTATTTCTTGCAGATGTTCCAACAGGTGACGTAATTAATATGAATTTTCCTGAAGATGGGATTTTATTTCCAAAAGGAATTTTTTGTAAAACTAAAACAAATGTTGCAGCATACACTTTATTAACAGACAAATATTCTGGTCCAAATTTAACAGCAGGATAGGAGGTCTAAGTGGCTAACGTAACCTCGGGTTCTTATGTTTTTGATAAGAATCTTGGAATAGATGAAATTATTGAAGATGCATACGAACGTATTGGGATGCAGGGGGTTTCTGGCTATCAGCTTAAAACTGCAAAACGATCTTTAAATATTTTATTTTCTGAGTGGGGAAATAGAGGTTTACATTTTTGGGAAGTTAAAAACCAAAGTGTAGCTTTAGTCAGTGGTCAAGCTGTTTATACTTTTTTTAGATCTCCTGCTGATGGTACTTCTGATGGTATCAGTACAACTTTATCTGCTGGAATAAATGCTACAGCTACAACTGTTCCAGTTGCTTCTGTTACAGGAATGCCTACAGTAGGTGGAACTCTTACAATTGGAACTGAGCAAATTTCTTATACAGGAATATCTTCTTTAAATATTACTGGATGTACTAGAGGAATTAATGGTAGCACTGCAGCGACACATAGCAGTGGTGATGCTGTTTTACAATTTCCAAACGGAATGACAGATATACAGGAAGCTAATTATAGAGTTGCATCAACTAATGTTGATACACCTATGACAAAAATTAGTAGATCACAGTATCAAGCATTTTCAAATAAAACAGATCTAGGTTTACCTACACAATATTGGATACAAAGATTTATAGATAAAACTACTATGACTTTGTATTTAACCCCAGGAAGTTCACAAGCTGGAAACTTTATAAATTTTTATTATACAAAAAGAATTGATGACGTAGGTGCTTATACAAATGCAACTGATATACCATATAGATTTGTACCATGTATGATTGCAGGGTTAGCTTATTATTTATCAATTAAATATGCTCCTCAAAGAGTACAATCATTAAAAATGTTATACGAAGATGAATTATTAAGAGCTGAAGATGAAGACGGTTCTTCTAACTCTACTTACATATCACCTAAAATATATTACCCAGGTATTGGTTAATGAGTAGTTTTGCACAAGGTAAATTTGCTTTAGCGATTTCTGATAGATCAGGTATGGCTTTTCCATACAATGAAATGGTTAGAGAATGGAATGGTGCTTTAGTGCATATGTCTGAGTATGAACCAAAACAACCACAACTAGAACCTAAACCTACTAATGCAGATCCACAGGCTTTAAAAAGAGCAAGACCTGCAAGAACAGAATTTGCAACAGAAGATTTTTTACCTGAAAATCCTTTTACAACTGGTGCTGGTGGGTCACTTCTAGGATTAAAAATTGATTTTCCTAACGGAAATTTACAAGTAAATGATTTTGTTAGATTAAGAAATGTTAAAGCGCCTGTAGGAGGTGTAGCTGTTTCAACTTTACAAATGTCCACTACTTTAAATGGAGCAATAACAGATTCTGCTACAACTATTGATCTTACTGATGGGTCGGAGTTTCCAACAACAGGTTTTATAGTTATTGAAAAAGTATTAACAGCAAGTGATACAAGTGACCCCCTTCTTGTAGGTACTTTTCAAAATGAAGTTATTGAATATACAGGTCGATCTAGCAATCAATTAACTGGTTGCACTAGAGGAACTAGTGCGCCTTACAGAGGTGTTTCACCACAAAAAACAATTGCAGGTTCCCATGTTAATGGGGCTAAAGTTTTTGGAAGTTATAAAGTTGTTTCTTTAAATGAAACATCAGTTCCAAGTACAGGTCAACCGTCTACAACTACACAATTTGATGGTGTTGATGTTACATTAACTAACGCTTTCTCTAGCGTAGAAACAGGAGGTGGTTTTCAATGTACAATTGGACCCATTAATGATAGAGGTTAATTATGGCTGGAGTTTCTAAATATACATACACAACATTAAAACAAGCTATCTTAGACTACACTGAAGTAGAAGACACTGTTTTTACAACCACTATATTAGATGGTTTTATTATGTCTGCTGAATTTAGAATTAATCAAGATCTTCCTACAGATTCTGATAGGTTTGTTCAAGAAGGTAGTTTAGCTGCAAACGATAATACAATCAACGCTCCTGCTGGAACTTTGTTTGTTAGGGGAATTGAAGTTTTTAATTCTACAGCTAACACAGAAGGCAATGGAAGTTGGTTAGAGAAAAAAGATCAAAGTTATTTATCAGAACTAACAGATAGAAAATTTGGACCTTCTGGTCAAATACAAGCACCTACAGATACAACTAATTCTGTAACAGGTTTTCCTAAATATTATGCTATGTTTGGTGGCGCTACTAATACTACAGATACTACTTCTGGAGGTATGTATCTTGCTCCAACACCTGACGCTAACTATAAATTTAGAATATATTATAACAAAATGCCTACTGGTTTAGGGTCTGGGACTACTGGTAGTGCTGAAACATATTTAAGCACATACTTTCCACAAGGACTATTATATGCTTGTTTAGTAGAGGCTTTTGCTTTTTTAAAAGGTCCAATGGAAATGTTGACACTATATGAAAATAAGTATAAAAGTTCTATACAACAGTTTGCAGGGATGCAACTTGGAAGACGAAGAAGAGACGATTACACTGACGGAACCGTTAGAATACCTGTCAAATCACCGTCTCCATAAATTGAGGAGAAAAAATTATGGCAATATCATCGGCAATATGTAATAGTTTCAAAGTAGAAATTTTAAAAGCAGTTCACGACTTTACTGCATCATCTGGTAATACTTTTAATTTAGCTTTATATACTAGTTCAGCATCTCTAGGTGCAGGTACAACAGCATATAGTTCATCAAACGAAATTACAAACACATCAGGTTCAGCTTATTCTGCAAAAGGAAAAGCTCTTACAAGTGTAACTCCAGTTCTAGATAGTAGCACAGCAGTTTGTGATTTTTCTGACGTATCTTGGACATCAGCTTCATTTACAGCTAACGGATGTTTAATTTTTAATGATTCAGCTACTGGTGATCCTGCAGTTTGTGCAGTAGCATTTGGATCAGACAAAACAGTTTCCAGTGGAACTTTTACAATTCAATTTCCAGCAGCAGACGCAAGTAACGCTATAGTTCGAATAGCATAGGGGTAAATCCTTATGTCTAATACTTGGAACCAAG